TCAGACTGGATAATAAATGGAGAAGATCCAGAAATTTTATAGAAATTAGAAAAAGCTTCTACATCAACATTACCGTTCGAGTCTAGCGGCTCTCTGATATAAATCCTATTTGTATCATTTTCTATGCGCTCAATATATAATTCTATAACATCTTCTCTTTCTTGGTTGTCAAATTGATCCGAATTAGATATATCCTTATAAGAATCGTATGTTTTATCACATAAAAATTTGATCTTACTTCCAGCAAATCTTACATCGATTTTCCTATCTACAACAATATATTTATTAGATCTATCAACAGAAACTACTCTCCCTTGTAAAAGGTAATCACTTTTAAAAGAATCTTCTATCTGAATCACATCTCCGGGCTTTAAAATGATTCCCTGCATATCAGTCGAAAATGTAACAGCATTATTTTCGAATCTATTTGTAGCTAAAAGCCACAAGCCCATTCTTCTCGCCTGATCCCTAGAAGTAACCCCAAATCCTAAAATTTCTTTTGATACAATTCCATATTCTTTTATCAATTCGCTATCTTCTACAACTTCAACTTCATCTTCAAACTTATTATATCTATCTTTATATAAAATTTTTGCTACGCTATAATTACCATCAACGCTACCAGTAGAATAAGTAAAAACCCCATCCTTCACATTAGTATTATTAAACATGTAAGAAATAGGCTTAGAAACATCAATGGTGGTAGTAATTAAATTGTTCCTATAATAAGTCAAACCCCTAAAAATAGAAGTTATATCATTTAATAATTTTAAACATTCTGTTTCATTATCTATAAGAACATTCGCTGTAAATCTAGACTCTAAAGGATCTCTATAACCTAAAACCCTAGGTAGACATTTGCCATTTAAAGATTGACCTGAATCACTAGCTGAAAAAATAGGAGTATTAGCATAATCAGATTTTAATTGATCGTAACCTGCTTGCCACCAGTTTGTGGTGATAAATTCTAATATATGATTAACAGCGCCATGTTGAGTATTTTTCTTAGATTCATTAAGCAAATTTTCTAATTTTACTATGCTTTTATTGTCTACTAAAGAACTGTCCGAAACCATTTTATCCCTAAAGGTTTTGATCATGTTTCCAGTTTGCTCTTTTTCAAAAGCCATAGTTGGCCCAATATAAGGCATCAGATGAAAACGAAACACTGAACCCTCACCTTCAGGCGTCGATTGAAATTCAAAAATATTTTCATCTGTCGCTGATTGCATCATATTTCCCTCTTCTATATTCTGAACTATTTTTCTAGCATTATTGACCTCTCCATCATTTATATCATATAAAAAGATAACAGAATTATAAGCTCCACCATTATTGTTTGTGTAATTTATGTTATCAGAAGAATAATTTGGATGATATTTATTTTTTATATCAGTTAAAGAATTTACCTGACCGTTCTGAGAAGTCTTCGAAAGAAAAATATGCCACTTATAATTAGGATAGTAAGTAAAGTAATCTTCTGACGCTCCTCTTGGGGAAGTAGAAACAACTAACTCATCGCAATATTTTGCTATTTTATATAGCTCCCATTTATTCAAATCTTCTAGTAAAACCTTCCCATTACCAACTCCATATCTATTATTTGTACAAATATCATAAAAAATCCAAGCAGGATTATCTGTCCACCTTAAAAAATTACTAAAATTCCCATCCCAATTACCAGAATATTCTTTCGCTTCTGGATCATAATTATTTGGAACTTTTATTTTAAGTAACTTCAAATCAAAAGTCCTATCAGGATCATTTTTAAAATGCTTAGAAGAAACAGATGATTTAACTACAGCTGAATACGGATAACAAAATTTTCCCTTCTTCTTCATCGATTCAACAATCGAAGAAACACCAAAAAGCAAAGATAACTTTGCATCATCATAAGCTACTTTTCTTGTTAAAGGGTAAACTCTGATATAATATTTTTTATTAAGGAAAGGATTTAGGTTTAAATCAAAAGTTATACCAGAAACATAATTACTTTTAGAAATCCCTACTATACTAGAAGTTATATAAACAGAATCATTTGTTCCATCTTCAAAAAGTTCCACAACAAAAGTTATTTGACTTTCTCTTGTGCTACCGTTCCCACTTAATCTAAAAACTTGATCAGCTGAAATATTAACAGTTATTTGATCCGCAAATCGATTTTTTATTTCATGAATGAAAGGATTACAATAGTTTTTAGCTAATTTAATATTATCAAGCCATTTGTTAAAAACATCAATATCTCCAGCGCTTAAACTGCTATTTGAAGTAATCCCACCTTCCAAAAAACCATATTTAGTAATTATCCCGTTTTCTAAATGTATATAAGATGTTTTCTGAGTGAAATTTTTAGCAGCCTCAAACCCATAATTGGAATTAGGAATCGATTGCCACTGCCCCCCATTATATTCAACATGAGCAAAATCCTTTTCATTCAATAATAAATTTTGTCTATAATTAAAAACTGTAGAAGGAAAATCATAAAAACCATCATTATTTTCTGAACCATAAAATATACTAAAACCTTGAGTAACAAAATTAAATTTATTTAATTTTGAATCTATGAGCGGAACATTGTTATAGTAAACGCCTTTACCTAAAATAATATTTGAATAATCCTTATTAGATAAATATTTTAAAATATTTCCATCAGAATCAACAAGCCCAGCTATAGGCCCTTCGCAGATTAAATCAACCGAAGATAAAAATTCATCACTCTCTAATTTAGTTTTAGGATTTTCTACCAACTGTGATAAAGCTGTTATATTACCAACCCATGACATATTTAATTACTTTCTTTTATTTGATATGGAGATAAAACATAATCTCCAGCTTCATTTTTAGGACCTGATGCAGTTGAACTTAAATTATTTATAGAAATATAGTTAGAAACAACCGCACTACCTAATTTTAACCTGCCATAACCGATAGGAACAACTATATTTCTAGCTGTAACATTTCTAATTCCTCCTAAAATTGTAGAATTTGTTTTAACATCTTTAGGCGCTTTTGGACTCATCATTTTAGTTATAACTATCGAAGCCACAGTCAAAAGCACTCCTATAATAAAAAGTTCTAAACCACCAGACCCCTGAACAATAGGAAGTATTTCTACTTTATTATTTTTTTTTAATACATTACTATTTAAAAGATACGAAGGCATAGCTTTGCCATCTATAAAAACTATAAAATGTGTTGCAAATTTTTGTAAATCATAAAAACATCTTGAAACCTTAGAAGTATTAGCTTCTATAGCTTCAAATATTTCTAAAACAGATGATACATTTAACCTCCATTCAGAACCGAATTGTTTACCTAAAATTCCTCTAAGAGTTATATCGACCATTATTTCTCCTTGTGATAAAATTCATCATTATTTACACTATATAAAAGCATATCCATATTAAAAAAATACTGATTCTCTAAATCCCATTCTGAAAATCCAGTTCTCTCTATATGAGCAGGATGACTATGAAAAAGCACACAATCATCTTGCCAAATACATTCTTTAGGAGAAATCAAAAAATAATTTACTGGATCAGGATGAATGTTCTCTTTCTCTATAAATTTTTCTCTATAAATAAACCCACAAATTTCTTTCTTAGATTTCAAAGATTTTTCTTTTAAAACACTAAGTAAAACTTTATTATTTTTTATTTTAGCTAGGTAATTCATAGTCATAACTTACTGTGCCGGGAAAGCCACCAAATGGAATTTTTTGACTTTTATCTGTCTGATTAACCCTGAATCTCGCTAAACAACCTGATAATTTCTTAGAGCATTTATCTTCTTTCCATATTTGACTATTAGAAAGGGGATCTATGCCTTTAGACCCATCTTTAGAAATACAGATAAAAAATCTAGAAGGCAATTCTGAATTTTGAGTTAAAGAATCTTTTGTGAAATCAAAGTTTATATCAGGATCAATCTTCACAAAATCACCTCTTTGATAATTAATCTCACTATTATAATCTCCTTTATAAATTAAATCTTGAAAATTATAAGAATCATAATACCTAAAATCTTCAGAAGTGTCTCTAAGAAATAATTTATCATTTTCGTCTGCTATTGGTATTCCTAAATTTCCGTCTTCAAAGCCACTGAAAAATTCACTACTAGGCTTAAAAGAAGAATTACTTATTTCAGAATCATTCACATCAACTCCATATTTATAACCTAAATATGAATTAATAGATTTAATTTGAGTTTCAGATAAAAGTTTTTGAAATATTATTATTTCATATATAACTATATGGCTTGATGTATTGGTGCTCGAATTAAATCCTAAATTTTCTATATCATGACTTAAGCCAGACCCATACTCAGGCTCCAAAGAAGATATTTTATAACCATTTTTAAATAAGTTAATTTTATTTATATCGCCGGGGTCTGATATATCAGAATAATTATCTTTAGGTATTGAGCAAGAATAAATTATAGGAGTGTTTACATTATTTGCCAAAGGGTGCTCTGATCCTAAAGCTCTATTATTAGTATTTTTAATTTGAACAGAATCTAATTTAGAATTTTTATCTAATACGCTAGAAGACCTATTTCCAGAATAACCTATAAAAGTGTTTAAATTTTCTGTTTGTAAACCCCTCACAAAATATCCACCTTTCTTTTTCCATGGAGTGTATGTGCTATTTGATCCAGCAAAAGCGTTAGTTGGTTCAGCTATATAAAACACTGTTAAATCTTTACCGCTAAAGTCATAACTCAACTGTATTTTTTGGAATTGATCAAAAGAGTCACCAAAATTTGGCAAAATAGGACAAATTCCATAATTATTTTTTAATCTTCCAGTGTTGTAATAAACAACTGGACCAAGAGTACTTGTCCAAGTTATATCAGTATTAATATTAGCTAAAACATCACCCGAAGCAGAAGCATTTATATCTCCGGCTTTATTTTCCCAAGCAGTAGCTGTTTTAAAATATTTATAAATAACTTCTGGTCCGAAATTTTGTAAATACTTTACATATTGAGAGAAATCTTCTGAAACTGTAACGCCTGAATAATTAAACCAAGACCCAAGATATTCCCGAATAGTATCGCTGCCACCATCATAACTTGCAACCACGCCTTCTAAGGTTGTGTAAGCTGGCTCCAAAACACTAACGTAAGGCCCAGAATACCCTAAATTTTTACCATAATTGCAACCATAACCCCTATATTGCCAAGGGCAGCTATTATTATAAACCTTTCTAGAAGGGCAAGTTAAACCATCTATATCTAAAATATTAGATAATTCAAATTCGACTCTTTCTTTATTTTCTAAATTCTTTTTATTTATAACGAATTTATCACTAGATATGAATTCATTAAACCCAGAAACGCCCAAAGGATTTTTTGATTCTCCACCAAAATTCACAGCATCTAAATCTTTAGCTAATAGTTTTTTTCTATAAAATTCTTTCCCAAGCAAATCCCCTCTATCTTTTATTATATTACTAATAAAGTTATTAACATTACTTATACTAAAAGTTGGTCTATTTTGTTTTCCTTCTGAATCATATTGCAAATTAGACATCTCACACGGAATATATAAATAAGAGCGGCCTTGAAAAACTAAATCCTTATTAAAATTTTTCGACCCATGAAAATAAAGATAACCCTCAAAATCATTCAACTTAATTTCAAACAAGTCAATGATTTCGCTATTCTTAAGTAAAAATAAATTTGACATTTTAATTCGAGTATAGATTTAAAAAGTTATGGCTTAATGGTAAACCAAACGATAGCTGACTATTAGTTCCAGAATCATGCTTTGCTACTTGCAATCTTCCGCTTGAAGATTTAAGAATTAAAGGAGCGTAATAACTAGCTAAATACTCCATAATAGAATCGGACGCTTGATTTCTTTTCTGAACATCAGCTGCAGCTCCGTGAATATAATCAAACAAATATAATCTTGTCTTAGTGTCCTCGCTTGAATCTGAATCGTTGTTATTTAATTGAATTAACATTTCCCGAACATTTTTGCCTGACTGAAGACCTAAATAACTATTAAAAACTTTTTTTCCATTTATAAAAGTTTCATTTTTTAGAGCTTGTATAGAATTGCTTGATGTGTTAACCAAATTAGCTTGATGAGCGCCTATAGTTGAGTGCATTTTTACAAAAAATAATTCAAAAGCAGCTAACTCAGTCGAATCAGACAAAGTGAACTTTTCATTATCAACTGTCGTAAAATTAGGAGTTTTAGCTAAATTAAAATCTTTAAAAACAAAATGACTAGCTACTTCTCTAGAATTAATATTTTGCGGATCAATTGTTAACTTGCTACGCCACTTACTACTATCAGAATTAACTTCCATTTGGTTAGAATAAATGAAAAAATCTCTTTCTGCTGTAGAATATTCTTTTCCATCAGACAATTCTTGATAAGATCCGGGTAAAACAAAAGCCGGAGTATTTAAAGATGACCCCACAAAAGAAGCTCTAGTTCCATTTAAGAAAGGAGATCTATAAAAATTGTATATCAAATTATTTGGATTAAAAGGCGCTGATTCCATACCCCAAAAATCCTCAGAAAGTTCTTGCGTTGAACCCCAATATGTTGCATCAACAAATTTATGAATAGCACTACATCTATCCTTACTTAACATTTCATTAACAGTATCGACATAACTATTGTTTTTTAATTGTTTTCTTGCTAAAGCAAAAACTAATATTGTATAATTTGGCCTTAAATCAACACCGCTTGAAGACCCCCAAAAAGCCGGAAGATCATTTGAGTTATTATTAAAAGCCTGAATAGCATTAGCTTGACTGGCCGCTCCAGTTAACTCATAAAATTTTCTACCATAAGCTTCTCTTACAGTTAATACATTGCTACTATTTTTTAACTGAATTGTTTTTCCGGCAGAAGAATCCCAAGTACTTTTTACTGCTCCAGCAGAATCAGATATTCCTTCTGTTTTAAATCTAAATAAAAATGTTGAGCTAGGTAAAAACGTTTTTGAATCTCTCTCCGAAAATCCTAAATACACATTAGGGAAATTTCCCGCACTACCGCTAGACCCAGAAGTACCAATTAATTTTCCATCAGACCCTCTTCCTTGAACATCTTTCCATTCTTCATTTGAAGGGTAAGGTATCTCATTATAATTAGATAAATCACTTTGATTAGAATTATTTTGTTCACCATTAGCTATATTAGCTCCGACGTTTGTCACATTCGTTTTGTAAGCATCAGTACCCCCAAGACCGGCATAAAAAACACTATCTTTATCTTTATTTACATAGTAATCAAAAACTTTTGCTGCATAATTTAAATTATCAAAATCAAAAATAGGACCACCATCTTCTGCGTTCACAACTGCGGTTCCATTCCATTCAGCGCCTTCGCCATTATAACCCGCAATAGAAATATTTTCAAAATTCAAAACTAAATTAAACTTATTACTTGCATTAACCGAATAAATAAAATTTTCACCTTCTGGCTTTTTCAATCTTATCGCAGCCACCCCTTTTGTCTGTGAGTCAATTCTACTATTAGAATTAGGTGCGTCAGAATTAGAATAAAAATTTAAAACAACTCCTGTATAAGCAGTAAAATCATATGAATTGTTATTTGCTTCGTATAATATCTCAGCCAAATCTATTTCATATTCTTGATCTATGCCTTTATTTATTGTTAAAAAATCTGTCCCAAAACCTAAATTATCGCCGGGACTAGGATGTAGCCCACTATAAGTTATATTATCTATAGGATTAGTATCGTCAGGCTTAAAACCAGTACAATAAGTATAAGAACTATTCTCATTAACACCATTCACAGCAATCAATCTGGCATAAATATAAGAATCTGTAGGAAGATTATTTATTTTATAAGAAAAATCTCTTATTCCGTAATTATAATAATCTAAATATTGAGGCTTAGAAGATTCTGTATTTTTTGCCACCTGAATATCGTACGGAGAATCAGCAACGTGAGCAGAAAAACTAGAATCACTGCATAAATCTATTTTAAAACCAGAGACAAATGCCTGACCACTCAATAATTGCCATTTGAAATCTAAATTGTATCCATCTTTTTCGTTATAAGATTCTATAGCAAAAAATCTTCCGGGCTTAGTTGGATTTACTGGATCTAAAATTCTTTGCCCTGTTATTTTTATAGTAATTGCTGAATCTAAATCCCCTTCTGAAGATTGAGAAATGATACTTAGGTCTGCAGTTTCTATTCCAGTTGTTTGATAAGTGGGCCAAAATGTAGAAAAAGGCTTGTGGGCTACATAAATATTACCAGATTCACCAGCTCCCAAACTAAGAGAAACGGAGCTAATCGATGTATCCACATTATTTATATCAGAAGCTACAAATAAAGTATCATATAAATTATCATCTACCGCATCAGTATCTGGTAATGGATCATTGTTTGTAGTAAATAAAGATGTTTCTGACATCTCAGCAACATAGCTAACAGGTTTATCAGATCTATTAAAAATAGAAATACCAGTATAACTCCCAAAACCTGTCGGCACGGGATTTAAATAAACTCCTACGTTATAATCAGTACTCATATTATATACTCACAAATTCTATTTGAGTGTCGAAATTTGTTACTACAGAAGACTTCGCTCTAAACTGTATAAATTTTGCTTGAATATCATTGTTGTTATAAAAATTATAAGAATGACTCCACTCTGGACAATAAACATCTATCTCTTTATTATAAGGCTGCGGCAAAGTATATCTAAATATTTTAAATCCAGCTTTATCATCTAAAAATTTTAAAATAGCCCTCGCTTCTCTATTAGACCTACTAGAAAAAGATAAATTAAATTCTAAATTATTATAATTTATACCATCTTTTAAATACTCTTTTGTTGCTGCTTCGTATTCGGCTGCAGTTAACCTCAATTGCTCTGGTACGCTATATTCAATATCTTGTTTAAAATAAAATTCTTTTGTAAAGTGAGAATCATTACCTAAAGGAGCATTAGCTTCTTCAATAGCTGTATCAATTTTTGCTCCAGTATAGTAATAATATCCTCTCTGCGAATAAATTGACGACTCAACATACACAACATCATTGTAATCAAAACCAACTAAATCATTAGAATAAGTTCTTATATTAGATTCATCTAACTGAACAAGCATACCTTTATAATCTAAATTACTATCATATAAAGATTCTGCTTTTATAGAAATATTATTTATATTGTTATAAGGTGTCGAATGATCTATATCTAAAAAGTAAACTTCTGCATCTTTCTTAAAAGGTTGAAATAAATCAATATCAACACCCTTGTAACCTTCATAGATACTCTTATTTTCTCTTTCTGGAGTATTTTCAAAATAAGTTATAAGACACTTTGCTTGAGTATCTGTAAGTCCATCATACTTTAAATTAAGCGTAGTATTTAAACTATTTATATTTCTAGATACATTAGATTGATAGCCATCACCAAAATTAGATCTCGACAACTTTGCCGAAAACTCAACTGACGACCCATAACTCAATTTAAATAAATCATCTATATCTTGAGTCCAATAATCACTCCCAGTATAACCTAGAGGAGATTTAGAAAATCCAGCTGGTACATCTTTCTTTGCGAAATAAAGACCATCTGAATCAAAATAATTTTCAAATAAATATTTTTCGTAAGAATCAAGATCGCTCTCGCCTAATACTCCACTAAAAGAAAAGATATCGTAATACTTAACTCCGTTAGAATTATTTGTATTTCCTAATTTAATGAATCCCGACTTCCAACCTGAATAATAATCTTCATAATCACCTAATTGATGACCATTTTGCCTTACTGTTATAATAGGACCTGAACTTCCAGAGATTCCAGATTTTTGAACTAAAGTTATTATATTGTGCGTATCATAAACCGGACAAACCGCATTAAATTCTGTTTCATCTACTATTATTTTTGATTGACCTACAGCATCTTCACCGCTGACTCTTAAAAATCCTGAAGGACCAGATCCGAAATTGTTATATGCCCATCCATCTTCTCTATCAAATCGAATAATATTCTGAACTGAATTATTATCCGAATTATTAGATGCGTTAAAACATATAAAAGTTGTTCTCTCAACACAATCAAAACCAGAACCACTCAAAAATTGATCATCAAATAGCTCAATATAATTATCATTAAAATTAACAAAAGGTCTTAAAGATTCATCATCTGATAATTGTAATAAATTTGCGTATTGATTATCTTCATTTTCGGATTGAGCTACTTTATTTTTCCAGCCAGTAACATTATTATCTAACCCTAAATTAAAACTATCTATATATTCATTATTAAACCAAAACAATAATCCAGTTTGACCAAGGCCCGTGTAACTAGGGTAAATAGATTTTTCTGTATTTAATTGAAAATCTATAATATCATATTTGTTGTATGATTGAGAATAATCATATTCTGCAATATTTTGAATGTTTAACCCTGATAATATATAGCTCATTTTATACCAACGTCTTTCTTTCTGTTACTGTTTGTTGAATAGAAGCTTCTGCTAATAAATATTGACCATTAGAAACATTGTAACTTTGATTAGATAAGACCCCGCTTACCTGAAAAGAGTTTAAAGAAGTTCCATAAAAATCTTTTAAATAAATTGTGCTAGTAGCATTTTTTCCATTTATAGATATCAATTTACCTAAATTATTTGAACTTAAATTTATTTCACACTGCTTATTTAATTTTGCCACCCTGAAAGGAACTATTTCTTCTACATTAAAAAATGAAGGTCTGTCACAGCTAGAAGAATAAGAAAAACTAACTACATCCCCTACAGCATCTAAGCCTTGCCCAGCTCCACCGCTGCTGCCGCTGCTACCATTATTACCTGAAGTTCCAAAAATGCTTTCTTTATCTAAATAAGATTTATAAGCATTAGCTATATATTGAGGCACTTCTTTTCTCAATCGACTTATCACCGGTTGCTCAGAAAAATCTTCTACTTTGACATTTCCATACCAATCAAAACTTGCTGAAATTAAAATTGGTTGAAACGGCTCGACACTAAAAGAAATAGATTTAGGATAAGCTCCAGTTATATTTACGTTTGCAAATCTAACATTTACTGCAGCTTCATCTGTTCCTGTTATATTTAAAAATGAAGGCAAAGAACCAGTTAAATAAAATTCACAATCTAAACTCCCGACTACAGCACTACTCGGAGCGTAATTTAATAAAGACCCATCACTTAAAACTACAGCATCAACAGAAGCGCTAGCACTCAAGCCTACTTGAGAAGCATAAAAATTCTGAGAATTGATTTTAAAATCAATATTTCTATAGTTTATGAATTTAGCCATTTTAATCTACTGTGTATGATACGCTTGACATGATAGTACAATTAATGTCTGTAGCTGGACCCGTAGCTTGACAAATTCTATACTGAACTAATTGACCCTCTGCAAAACTTGCATTACCTGAAAAACTTGTGAATGTATACACATTTCCAGCACTAGAAATGCTATTTAAATTAAACTGAGCAACAACGCCATTTGTCGGCAAAGTAGATGGAGCCGTATTTGCTGTATCAGAAAAACAATCTAATTCCTCGTCTGTTCCTCCAGAAGAAGCGTTCACAACTGATATTTCAAATCTCGCGCCATCAGTAAAATGAGTTAAAGAAGTGTCTGCTGTTACAATTTTTATTTTTTTAATTGTCCCGGCATAAGGAGCTATAGCAAAAGGGTTTTCTGTGCTGCTGCTAGCATTAGCGCTTGTTGCAGAACTTTCTTCAAAAGGGTTAATATAAGTATCTCCAGAAATACACCTCGTATGATAATTTTGAATAAATTTACCTTTAGTGTAAGCGGAATTAGTAGTTAAAGATCCTTTTATATCTAAATCGCCATCTCTATTTATAGAAGCTTTAATAGAAGCTTCTGAAGCTATATCTGCATCTACTCTAAAAACAAAAACATCTTCATAAGAATCTGCCACCCCATCATCATATAAACCTATCCCCCACTTACTTACATTATTTGTGAATGTAGGACCAGTTCCGACAGATCTAGCAAATGTATATATTGAGTTCCTAGGACCAGTATAAGAAACTTCATCATTATTAAAATTATTAGTTTGAAATACCTCAGAAAGAGAAGAGTTTTTTCCCTCGAACTTTACTAGTCTATTTTCTGCATTGCTATAAACATGCAACTTATTATCAGGAGCAGTAGCGCCAATACCTAATTTTCTACTTGATAAATTATATACTAAATTATTTGTACTTAAAGTACTTGTTGGACCTATATTTAAGAAAGTATTCTGTAAAGTAATATAGCTTGTCGCAACATTATTACCGATTCTTATCCTGCTTCTCGAAGAATTTCCGTTAGCGACATTAATAATTGTATTTTCACCATGAACCTCTATTGGGCTACTTGGAGAAGTCGTGCCAATCCCTACAGCAGGAGAAGAAACATTGTTAGAAACATAAAAAATATTATTGCCCAAACAGATATCATCTGTATTACTTTGATTAATATAAAATATGTCAGAAGCTACTGATGTTTTTACTTCTGCCCTGCCCGGATCAAATATAATCCCAGAAACGCCGCTTTGAAATTTAATGTCTCCACCATTTACATAGAATTTATTTGTTACATCAGAAGATCCATCAAAAATACCAACATTACCACCTGTAGTTATATTGAATACTCCAGTGTAATTAGTGTCGTCGTCTGAAACTTGAATGTAGTAATCTAAATCAGAAGCTCTTTTAATATTTCTCCAGTAAATATCTGGATCTGACATTGTTACCGCAACAGATCTTGAAGCAGTAGATCCAGTTATTCTTATTTCTGGATTTGTTACTCCTCCATAATCCCCGACATGCAATGAAAAAGATGGATCTTCATTATCTATTCCAACAAATCCGTTATCTCCGACAGTTATACCGCTAGGCACAGTTCTCCCCAACATACTGATTCCATCAGTGCTTTTGGCTTTCAAACCTGTAAAAGATTGCTCTAGCTCATCCAAGCTCAAAGATCTTGTATCTGAACTGGTAGAAACCGCAAAAACATAACTGTTAGTCATGTTAGGGCCAGATATTGGAGTTAAATCTGTAAATTTTGCCATTTTAATTTAAATATGTTTTATATGATAAGTTTACACTCAATACATCGTCTGATGTAGAATTAACTTGTTCTGATTCTATCACCGCATCTGAAGAGGTGAACGTGAAAATATTTACTGAAACATTTTTAGTAAAAGCTATAAGCGCCTCACTTGTATCAGCATCAACTAGAACAACCCCATTAGCAGTTGTTAATTCAATATCTTTTAAAATAGTTCCATTTATAGAAACAGAAAAAGAAGAAGCCCCATTCGATGTAAGATCAGAAAAAGCTCTTTTTGTCTCATAATCGTCTATTTCTAAGTTAAAACTTGCCGTCGCCTCTATTGGAAAAACATTATGAACTTCTATTGGAAGCTCTGCATCAGATGATGATAATCCATAAATTGGTTGCTTAGGCATCGAATAATTTACGCTAAAATTAGTAATTCTATTTGTCGTAGAATTTCTAGTTGTTAGAGAAATATCTTTTACTTGTGGCACAAATACTCCACCAGCATAACTTTGCCCTGATGGATTAAAATTAGGACCAATATCTCCATAAACATTAAACGCCGCGTTCAAAGTTGGAACCTCTCCAACCGAACATTCCAAACCAACAGAATTTAAATAACCATCTTCAAATGCAAAATATTTATTATTATAATAAACACCAGCATCAACTTTTTTAGCTAAAAATTGACTACCGTCTCCTGTTAGGTTAAAAACAGGATCATCATTAGTCATGTAACGAGAGAAAGACAACTGAGCACTAGGAACAGAAGCCATAACGCTTTTCGTAAAACCTTTTCCAATAACATTTATTGGCTCATAAGCTAAATTATAAGAACCATCAACAGACAGCACACCAGATAAAGCTGCGCCATCAAAATAAAAAGTGTTTTCGTAATTTGTTGTTGCGTTTTTCATTAAGTTCTTAATGGATTTTTATAAAGTTCGCCGCCGTATCTTTTTTCGTTCACCATGCTCTTGAGAACAAGATTATTTATTTGTCTTGCCATTTCTTTGCTCAATACAATATCATCCTTATCGTAACTATTAGTGCTAGCTCCATATACAGCTTTACCAGACCTATCAACATTAATAGAAATACTAGTAGAATTATTATTCGTATTATTTGTTGTAGATGCCATCCCTCCGCTCTGATAAGATCCAGCATTCATTGAATTCATAGTGCCTAAACCATATTTCTTAACGGCGCTATTGTTCATTACATATTCCCCTCCAGTTAGCATAGCCGGAATAGTATCACTCAACCTAGAACCATGAGGAACAAATCCTCCAGAATTATAACCTATCAACCCCCCTTTTTGAACTGTATTTAAAGGAGTAGCTAAACTTGCAGGTAAATGGTCTGATGTTATTCGTTTAAAAGGATTTAAACCCTTGCTATATAATCCTTTAAATGAAGACGTTGTTTGCCCTGCCCCAAAAGCTCCACCAGTAGTTGTTGATGTTGGCGTAAACATCTTACCTAATCCTGCGCTCATAAACATACTTCCGGCTGCGCCAATAATAGCACCAACTAACTGAGCTCTCTTTTGTCTTCTCTCAAATCTTTTTTGGACTTGTCTTTGAAATCTTTCTCTAGCCAATTCTCTTCTTCTTTGAAAATAAGCGTCATTTTCAAAAGCATATGCAGAGTATAAATCTGGATTAATAGCGCCTATATTAGCTCCGTTAAACATCAAATCCCCAGTGTAATCATATTCACCATTTTTAAGAGATCTCGCCGCTTCCATAGAATAGCCTCCGCCACCCTGAAATCTTGGAGCCATTCCAAAATTTAATCTATCAAGGGCTCTCGGACCACCCATACTTTTAACGGCATTTCTATTTAAAACATATTCTCCATCTTCTAATAACGCTAGATTTCTATCTCCAGTTCTTCCTCCAGATATATACATTCCATTTTGAGCCCTAATTACTCCTCCAGTTTGACTGCCAATTCCAGATGCAAAATTCCCAAGTAAACTTCCTACAGCTTTTTGAGCTAAAGCTCTAAATACTTCCTGCTGCAACATACGACCAAAATCGATTGCCATATCAGCAAAAGCATCACCTATGCTCTTTGTACCTTGAGCCACTTCACTCAAAGCGTTAGCCATTCCATCAGCAAATCTTGACGGAGCTGTTTCAGCTAAATTAAGAAGAATTGCATCCGACTCAGCTCTCATGCCACCAATACCTTTTTGGAACCTTCCCCCTAAAGTGTTATTAATTCTTTCCAGCTCAGCTTGCTGCGCAATATCTTCATCAGTAGCCTGACGTTGAATACCAAGTATCTCTTTTCTTGTTTCGTATTGTTCTTCTAGTAATTTTATTTGCTCCAATAATTCTTCATTACCTTTTGCTGTATTTTTTAAAGATTCAAAATTTAAATCAGAATTCTTAGATAAAGCGTTTCTCAGCTCAGAAGAACTAGAGCCAGAAGAAGCTTGAATTTGCCTTATTCTTTGCAAAGATTCATATTTTGCGAAAGCTTGCGGATCACTAGATTTTAAATCTTCTAAATTAGAAAATTCTCCTCCAGCAGCAATTGTTTCTGATATTCTTTGAACATCCTTGTCGGCAGATAATTGAACCCCTATTAAATCAAGCACTGCAGAATTTAAGTCTTTCAAAGCGTTTGTATTTTCAATTTCCGCATTCAATCTTAACATTGATTGCTGCATTTCTATCTGGAGTTGATTATCTTCGATAGCCCTTCTTTGTTCTAAAATGTCCCTTTCTGCGGCTATTCTTCTTTCAGTTATTTCCTGTAAGCCCATTCCGAATGTTTGCCTTGGATCATTTAGGCCTCTTTGAATCCTTGATATGCCAGCTTCCCCCCTAGCACTAGCTATATCTCCTGCAAATCCTAATCTCGAAGAAGTTATTTCGGCGGCTCTAGTTCTAGCTAAATTCTGAGCATCTATTGCCGCTTTTTTTGTGGCCAAAACTTCTTCTACTCTAGCTCTTTCTTGAGCTAAATTTTTTGCAATTTCAGCTTCATCTCTA